TATGGGTATGGGTGGGGGACTTGCGGGCGTAGGTAATGTCACTAGGACGGTGGCCACCAAGGGGCTCGATATGCTCCGAACCACAGCGAAGATTAACGAGCTCAAGAAGCAGTTTACTCAGGCTGAGTCTAAGGCTGAAAGAGCAAGCATTGGCAGGAGGATTGTTGATGCCATTGATGCGCACACCAAGCTGTTCGATAGACGCCAACAGCTGATGGAATACTTGGCGGAAACAAATCCAGAGACTTTTCAAAGACTCGTGGACATTCACAATAAGGTGGAGATTCTTGCCGAGCAGTATACTAGGGCTGACTCTAACGGAAGAAGAAAGATTACGAAAGAAGTCAGGGAGCTTCTGCAAGAAAGAGGCACTATTGAGGGGGAGATGGATTCTATGCTCCAGACCGATGGCAAGCTTGAGTCTCGTATCCTGGCTAAGGAGGGAAGAAAGGCTGGGAATAAGAGACGTAACTATGGAGGGTTGTTCCAGGAGGGCAGAGGAAAGGTTACTGTAACAGCGGGCAATTTAGACTCGGTATCGAAGTTAATCTCAAGGCTCACTTCTCTTGACGTACTCCCCCACACAACCCTAGATGGTGAGGGCAAGACAAAGTCTATTACTACTGGTGAACGCATTGTCAAGGGGATGCAAAACGCTATGAATGTGGTGAGGGGTCTGGCCTCCTTGGGGGATGTCGCTATTGACATGTACAGAGATTACGATACGTACATCGCCGACCTGATGGAGGAGGGTGGCATGACTAGAGAGGAAGCTGTAAATGCAGCAGGTCGCGGTATGTGGACAGGCTCGGGTCAGATTAAGCTTTTCCTCCCATCACTATTGGAGAACACGGCCTACCACGAGGGGTACCACGACTTCGTGTTGCAGACTATTGGAACTAAGGCTGCTGTTGGGTTGGCAAAGAAGTTGTTTCAAGCCCTGCCAGACAATCTATCTAAAAGGTATTCACAGTTCTTAACAAGCTACGGGGATGGCAGAGGCAACCTCACGTCTTCACTTGATGACAAATCTCTAACAGAACAACAGAAGGTCCAGGTTGCCGACGAGTTCCTTACAGAACTTCTTGCTGATATCACAGCAGGCAATATATCTATCGACATTCAGAAGAGTGTAATTAGGCAGTTCATGGAGTTCCTTGCTCCGCACTTGGGGCGCATTGGGGTCAGAGGTATTCCTGACGCGAAGATTGACAACGTCGTATCTGCTATCCAACAGATGACTCAAGAGTTCTCCGAGGGCCGCAGGCTTGAGGGACAGAGAAAACTGAACGAAGCAGTCATCCGAGCGGGGTATGCTGGCATGGCTACAAAGATTGGTATCGCTGCTGATGAGGATTCAGATGAAGGATTTGATGAGTCTAAATCACAGGCAATGGATGCTGGTGATTCTAAGATTGAGGCCACAATCATATTCAAAGTTGGTAAGACTAGGGTGAGTGGAAGATATCCAGTTACCCGTGTGTTCAACAATGAGCAGCACCTTGAAAACTTCATCAAGTGGATGGAGAAAAACAAAGGTTGGGAGAGCGACGAAATCTATATCAAAGAGGGTACGTATAGAGGTGTGGATTACAAGCGAAAGGACGCAGTGCAGTCGCAGCAACCAAGGCCCAGGACCAAGGTTCAGGCCACCGAGCAGGACGTGTACTCGGTTCAGGCTTGGGACTATGAAGCCTTTGCTAAGAATATGGCCAAGGCCCTTCAGCTCATGAAGGAGTCTGGGGTTAACTTAGGTATTCAGGTTACGCCTCTCACAGCAGAAGACGTAAAGAAGATTGCCGATGATGGAGGAGCCATATTTTCCACGTCAGACAACAAGGCTGGTGCCTACGTCAAGAGAGATGGCTATATGGGTGGGTTGTGGAAGAGCCCAGAGTCCTCGTTGAGCAGGGTGTCTAAGCCTCTTCAAGACAAGAGGAACAGCCTTGCTAAGAATTGGGGCATGAAGAGCGGTTTCTTCGACGCCTATGCAACAGACCTGGAGAGACAGTACGTAGAGAACGGGTGGAAGCCTGTGGCTAGAGTTAAGTTCAACCCTGAGTTTGCCCCAGAGGGGTGGAACGAGGAGGGTTCTCCTTTAATGGAGCAGCCTGACGTAGTGTTCTTCGTTGAGGGCGAGGGTAAGGTGGGTGACGGTAAGATGTACGACGACTACATGGAGGCGTATTCTTCCGCAGAGACTATGGCCAAGGGTGAGAAGCCCAAGGCTCAGGCACTACCAAACCCAGAACTCCAAGAGAATGCCGAGGTGTCTATTGAGGAGGCATCGGGTATCACACCGTCGCAGAGGGAACAGAGACGTACTGAGATTAAACTTCCAGAGTCTCAGAGGCAGGTAAGAAACAACGTTATTTTGGGTGTGCTCAATAAGTATGAGCTTGGGGAAATCACACAAGAGGATTACTTGCGTGCTGTCAGGGAGAACATGCCGATTAAGGCGTTCGAGGTAGTGCCAGAAATCCCAACGGTACTCGACATTGCCTCTGCTCTTGACGCAAACAAGGTTGACAAGGGAATCATTGGCGTAAACAAAGAGGTTGAGGATGGATACTACGTTGGCCTTCGTTTAGACATCCCAGCTTACGACAATTATGACACATGGGTGGTGTCTGTACACCAGGGCAAGAAGGCGGAAGCTAGGTCTCCGTTCCTTGGTGGCAAGTCCATTGGTTATGGTCAGACCGCTGTTATTACAAACGCCACATTTGACTCTACTCCAACAGCGGCGTTGAACATCGCACGCGGTACAGCCAAGACCACAATAGCCAGGATGTTTGGAGACTGGAGAAATGAAAATCCAGAAGCCACAAGGCAGCGTGCGGTTGACATCATGAATGGTCCTGATTACAACTCTGACTACAAGGAGATTGGTAAGATGGAGGGCTGGGTTCAGGTGGGGATGAACCCGTTTAGACACAGCTGGTTCTACGACAAGAGGGATGGACGCCCGTTGGCAGAAGCCTCTGAAATTATTCAGGTTGGAGCACTTGTTCTTGCTAAGGATGCGGTTAAGATTTCAGAATCTGACCCACGCTTTGAAGCGAAAAGCAAGGTGGGGGGCAAGGCCATCAAGTTCCAGCGCCCAGGCTCTGATGTTACCGACCCCGTGTCTTTGGTCAAGTCACAGAAGATTGGAATCTTTGACCTGAAATACGCAGCAAGCACCACGCAGATGGAGGACTGGCTTAAGTCAGGCATCGTCCGTCAAGAAGACATGTCCATTCTGGAGGGGAGAGATGTACTGTCACACTCACCAGACAACATGATGGTTGGCTCGGTGTCTGTTGACGGTAGGGTACTGGTGAATAATGGAGGCGGGCTGTTTTATTCTGCCAACTCAGGTGATGTATGGGCCGTGGCTGGCGAGAGCGCTGGCAACAACATGGCCAACGAACTTAATGAACTGCTCAAAAAGTCACCTGACGGAAAAGCCTACCTCCTGCTCATCAGCGGCAGCCGTCAGAAGCACAGAAGCTCCACTAACGGGGTCATGTCTATGGCGTCTATTGGATTTGAGCTTGTTAACCAGGGCATCATAACTAAGACAGAACTCAAGAACGTTCTTAAGCAGACTATTGCCGAGACTGAGCAGCTGTCTGTTCAGAAACAGATAGCCGCCAACGAAGCTAGAGTAAAGAAAGGCAAAGAACCGAATCCAATTAAGAATGGGACAACAAAGCTTAGCTCTATGGGCGGGACTATCGAGGCTTTGTTTGAACGCTTCTTTGTAGAGTTTGCCTCTCCATACAAGTCTACGTTTGAACAAAGACGTGAGTTTGTAGATAAGTTCGCAACGAATATTGGCAATGCAGTGGCTGTTAAGTCAAAGGAAAGTGCTCAAGAAAAGAAGCGGATTATTGATTCGTATGAGAGGGTGTTTGGATTTAGACCCAACGCTAATCAGTTCGGCTCTACACTCAAGAATTTCTTTTTCGATTTCTTCCAAGAAAAGATTTTGCAGGGGGGGCAGGTTAATGAAATCTACGGAGCTATCGAGGTGACGTCTGAAGTCAAGCTTGAGAAAGACCCCAACCCAACAGCATCATATCCACTTAAGCTTGTCAACACAGACCCTAACGCCCCACGCCCAAGGACTATTGTCTTTAAGACTATGCGCTCTGCTGCGGGTACGCTTGTTACCAGGGGTGTCAATCCAGCAAACCGTGGCCTAGAGATAGGTGATATGTACATCAACAGCAAGGGAGAGCGTAAGCTCATAACTCCTGCCGCATTTGAGATGATGGGTGGTATGGGTCAGGCCACATGGGGAAGGATGACTGTCAAGTCACCAGTACCTATTGATACTATCACACGCGACATCCTTAACATGGATGAGAGCAAACCTATCGGTGTAAGAGCAAAGTCACAGGGTAACTTGATGAAGCTCATAGCGGATATGGTAGACCCTTCAATTCCTACTCCAAGTGCTCGGGTCACTAAGCGAGGAAAGCTTATTATTGCGCCCTCAAAAACCGAGCTATGGAACAAGAGAAAGAAGGAGGTCGTGGACCTGCTCGTTGCCAGTGGCATGAGCAAAGAAAACGCGCAGGCTTTGTATGCCAATGCCAAGGCGTACAAGGAGGGAAGGACTGCGGGCAGGAAGCTCGCAACCAAGGAGGCTCAGAGCACACTCGGTAAGAGAAATAGAGAGCTAAGTACAGAAGCCAAGGCACTCAGGAAAGAACTCGACCAGCTCAAGAACAAAGCAAAGACTGTAGAGGAGTTCTTATCATTTGCAATCAAGCTTGTAGATGAGCGCATGAAGGGGAAGGGTCAGCAGCCATTCGGCAACGCTGATATCCAGAGGTTGCTGAAGATTGTACGTCAGGCACACAAGTCTTCTGCCAAGCGTATCGCTAAGGAGGGAGAGGCTGAGGTAATGGACACGTTCATCGAGAAGCTTATCGACATCTTTGATAAGCAGGATGCAAAGGCAGCTATGCGTGATTACCTCGCGTCTATTAGTGCGGCAAGAAAGCTACAGAAGAGGCTCAACAACATAACAAAGAAGCGCAAGAAGGGTGAGGCGCTCAAGTCTGTTGCATCCTACGCCAAGGTACTGTCTAGGCTTGCGGATATAAACCCTGCCTTGCTTTCGCCAACAGATGTTAAAGACTTTATCAATACGCTGAACGCAGCAGTTCAGACAGTGTCTAAGGTCAAGACATCCTTCAGTACTGAGGAGCAACGCATTGTAGCTGAGGCGCCTGCACGTCGTTCGGTAGAGACATTGAGCGCACTGGCTGACAAGTTCAAGGCCATGGAGGAACTCGGTCGCAATGCAGTCATGGTGGCTAAGGCGAAGGCCTTGGCAGAGAAGAACGGCACCACCTTTGAGGAGGAGTACTCAGCATTGCTCAAGGCAGAAGGACTTCGTAAGGTTAGCGGTACACGTAAGGCCATCCTTAAGTTCATAGAGGACAATCCAAACCTCGGCCTTGACCCAGCCAACCCAGCTGACGTAGAGTATGTGCTGCAACAGCTGGCCGAGAACAAGGCACTGCTTGAGGAGCAATCAAAGGAGGCTATCATTACAGATGTACTTCTTCCTCAGATTGCATTCAACCTCGACAAGCTACTTGAGGATAGACACATCGCTGAGATTCTTGGGTTGTACGATGCTGCTAAGTTCAACGTTAGCGAGCTGGTTGCTAGACTCAGCAAGCTGGACAAGATTCACCTCGCCAACCTGGAGTTTAAGCTTGATGACTACCTGATGAACGACTCTGTCATGGGGCTTGGGTATCTAGCAGCTAGAGTAAGGGGACGTATTGAGATGGCTGACGCAATCAAGGGTGAGCTGACCAGCAAGGGAATCAAGGCTGGGGCGAGACCCATCCTGTCTCTGCTTGATACAGCAGACTCCTTCATTAGGCTTGTGTTTAAGACAGACAACAAGACCATTGCTAAGATTAGAAGGCTCATTGGTTTTGCTGATATGGAGCGAGCGTTTGCCAAGGCGGACATGATTCACGCCATGACGGTGGAGGCAATCAGCGAGGAGATTGATAGGATTGAAAAGGAGGGCGGCAGTGTCAAGACTGTGGCAGACAATGCCATCATGCAGCTGTTCTCTATGGCCAGACAGATGCCAGTCCTTGAAGAGGGGGCGCCTGGTCAGAATGAAGCAGAGTGGTACCTCGCCTTGAGAGACGCAATGCGTCGCAGCATTGACCACTACAGAGACCAGCGTGAGCTGTATTCAGATGAGGATATAGCTCAGATGGAGGCAGCGTTTGAGTATCTGTTCGCAGAGAAGAACCTGCCTGACCTAATCGCCAAGGTCCAGACAGAACGCGCCGACCTTGTTCAAATGGTTGACTTCATGACTGGGGTACACTCCACTCTTGAAGATTCGTTTGCTAATTACGTTGAGCGATACCTCGGCAAGAACCTTACGAGGGAGAATAACTACACGCCATTCAGCGTTAAGGTGAGGGTGAAGAACGAAGCTGTTGATGAGGGGTTGCAAATGAGGCAAGCTATCATGGACAGCATGCGAAGCAGCTCCTTGTCTAACGCCAAGAAGGTTGCGGGCTCATCATACGAGAGAAACCCAAAGAGTATCACGGGCTCTGGCAACATCATTGGTCTTGACTTCATTAAGATTAACGAGCGCACACTTAGAGAGAACACCATCCTGTCGAATACTGTGGGCGAGGTGATGGCATTGCAGTCTGTATTCTCAAGCGACGAGATGTCTGAGCTTATTTCTGACGACGGAGTAAGACAACAGCTTCACAGCAAGCTGATGCAGTACATCACTCAGGATGCTGGACGAGCACCATTTGTATTCCAGTCCAGGTTCATGATTGGCGGCAAGAAGTTTAGGAACCCCGTCAAGACCATTCGTAACGCTGTGATTGTCAAGGCTTTTGGCGGCGTGCTCACTCAGACACTGAAGCAAAGCACCGTGCTTATCAGTACCATGTTTAACTCAAAGGTTCCTACGCAGTCTATTCCATATATGATTAAGACGGTGGGTGAGCTGTTTGCCTTTGCTGTTCGCAACGGTTTGTTTAAGGATTCTAAGATTGCTCTTGAGGCCAACGGTAGATACAAGCTTCTTCAGAACTCACCAGTGTTCTCTCGTGACTATCAGGCGGGCAACATTGACCCGTACACGGGAGCCATTGATACTGAGACAAGCTGGTTCGTTAGAACAAGGGACAAGCTCAATGACCTCGCTCTTCAAAACCTGAAGTCAACAGACAAGATTGCTGCGATTGCATCGTGGTTCACGTTTTACGGTGACTACCTTATCTCGGAGGGCCTGGCCGACAGCTTCGATGAAATCAACTGGGAGGAACAGGCCGCACGGCCCAATCTCGACGCGCTTAGTTACGCAGACTCTATGGTTACCAAAGACCAGGCGGCATCAACACCACGTCAAGCGGCAGATATATACAAAGACACCTCTGGGACTATGAGCGCGGTGGTGGCCTTGGTGCGTAACATCATCCTTGCCTTCTCTCGATTTGCAGTCAACAAGAAGCGAAGCGTGTACTCAGACTTTGAGAAGATTCGTACAGGTACAGCGGTAAAGGAGGGGACTGTTGCTATGGCTGGCCACATGGCTGAGCTTGCCACGTTCCACGCTGTCGGAAAGATTCTTATCCCAGCAATCGCATCCATGTTTGTTGATGAGGAGGAGGAGGAATCTGAGTACAGAAAGAGTCCGTGGCTCGACATTGGGGGAGGAGTTCTTACTGACATGAATCCACTGCCACCGTTGGGATACCTTGAGGATGTGGTAAAAGAGATGACCAACAAGTATTTGTTGTTCCCAATCTCAGAGGGTATGGACGGCATCCCTTCATTCCTTGAGGGCGAAGGCTATGATGACAGATACGAAAGATGGAAGAACACATCTGCCACCATCCCAACATACAGCAGTAACCCTGAACTCTCTGCAAGCGGATTACTTAAGGTGGCAATGGGCCCATACGGAGAGTTCGTCACCGACGCTGGCAACACATTGAGAAACCTCATGGAAGACGGCAACAAGGTGTACTCTTCTACAGGCAAAGAATACTTTGTCAGACCAGAAGACAAGGACCAGATGGACATGTTCTTTGCTATGAAGTTCTTGATGGCTATGGGCCAGATGGCTGGGTTCTCCTCCAAGGAGATTGACATCGTCGCAAGAAGACTCGATGACCTCCCACGCGAAAGGTCACTTGGTTCCGAAGAGGAGCTAGCTGCATACGAGATGATTGCTAAGTCTGTGTTCAAGGATGACGCAGACTTCCTTGCTACCCTTGAAGATGGCAGTGGTATTGAAAGGTTCCAAAGAATCCTTATCGAGAAGCTGGACTACTCACCATACGACGCTGAGAAGGCGGCTTCGAAGTTCCAGAAAGGAGCTAAGGCTGCAGCTATTGAGCTGTCTATGCGAGACATGGACGGGTATGCACAACACATCCGAGACATCCGCGTTATCTTTAAGAACGCAGGCGACGCAAAGGATTACTTTGCCATGGTCAACAGAAGAAAGGACTCTATGGACGCAACTGAGTTTGCTGAGTTCAAGAATCTTGCTGACTTCTACATGGCGGGCATGCGTAGCGGAACCCTTGAAGAGAGCATGTTCTACAATCTAACAGAATGAAATTAGAAGTATTAAGAATCAGCAGCCAGGGGGACTCAACCTCTGGAGTTTTGTTTGATATAACCAACGGCAGGGAGTTCCTGTGTTACACATTAGAAGATGAAAAAAGAATTGACAAAGTTGATGGAGAAACTCGTATCCCCGCTGGAACGTATCGAGTTACGCTACGAACAGTTGGCGGCTTTCACAGCAGATATGCCCATCGTTTTCAGGATATTCACAAAGGCATGCTCTGGGTTCGTGACGTACCTAATTTTGAGTACGTACTTATTCATTGTGGCAATACTGATGAGCACACTGCTGGTTGCCTTCTCGTTGGCGAAACTCAGGAAAGTAATATCAAAAAGGGCGACGGGTTTATTGGACGCAGCACGCAAGCGTACTTCGAAATTTATCCAAGGATTGCGCGTGCTATTGAATCTAACCAAGAAGTAACCATAACATACATAGATTACGATGGCTGAATCAAGGAAGATAAGAGACACAAAGCTCGGTCTCTGGATTAAGGAGAAAGCTCCAGATGTTCTAGACACCGTAGGTGACCTGCTTCCAGACAGCGGTGGACTGGGGATTGTAAAGAATCTATTGAGCGGCATGGAGGGTATGGACCCTGCTGAGGTTCAGGCTCGCGTCGATGCCGAGATACAGTTTCAGAACAACGTAACCGAAAGGTGGAAGGCGGACATGGGTAGTGACATCAAGCTCGCAAAGTACATAAGACCAGTGACTTTGATATGTTTGATGTGCATGTTTATGGTGACCATGGTGCTTGACTCACTTGATTACCTGCCCTTTAACGTCAAAGAGAGTTACGTATCTTTGCTGGAGATACTTATGTTAACGGCGTTCGGTGCTTATTTCGCTGGCAGAACCATTGAGAAATCAAAGAAATAATGGAGGAAGATTTTGACATCAGCTTTCTTGACCAAGACAAGCTCAAAAAACAAGAGCAGAAGATTGAGTCTGGTGAGGTGACATGCAACATTGAGAATCCAGAGGACTGCGAAGCATGCGGAAGCTAAAACAATGGGGTAAGAAAATAATCTGGGCCTGGATAGAGTTCAGTAAAGTGTTTTGACATGCCACTAAGGGATAAGAAAGGACTGGCCAGAGCTAAGGCCATCATGAAGTACACTGACTCAGAAAGCAATGAGCTTATGATTGGTGTATTGCACATGTCCATCCTTCCCTTCGCCATGTTCGAGCTAGGAAAGCCATGGATGATGTTGCAGATTGCGGCTCATCTAGCTGGCGGTTTTCAGGTCTACTGTGCTCTATGGGACGGCAGGTTATTTATGCGTAAACTTGCAGTTCAAATTGCATCCATCATTTCAATAGCCACAGTCGCTAACTACACGACGGCTGGTATGATGCACGGCTCACATTTAGGGTGGCTCCTAATATGTGGGATGAGCATCTGGAATTTGTATCGTGTTACAAACGAAGAAATGTATAAGAGGTGATTGACGCCCAGACTATTATCACAATCGTAACTGTGCTAGGTTCCGCTGGTGCGTGGCAGTTCTATCAGTCGCGCATGAAGCTCAAGCATCAGGAGCGAAAAGAAGATAAGGGAGAGCAGACGCTCTTCCGCGATGATTTAAGAGAGCGCGTCGCCGTCCTTGAGCAGAAGCTTGAGGAGTCATACGAGGAAAAAGCAAAAGTGCAACGGGAACTCACAGAAGTTCTCCAGACCCTTGCAGAATACAAGGTTCGGCTGGAGTTCCTAGAGAAAGAGAACGATAGACTTCGGGGTTAACGGAACACCGTTACGTTTCCTGCTGTATCAATCACCTTGGTGGACTCAAATGTCTTGGCCTTGAGTGCCCACGTATACACTCCGTCTGGAACAAAAGCGTCGAGACGATTGCCTATCCACTTATCGTTAGGGTCGAAGCTCGCCCAGACGAGAGTACCCCATCTGTTGTAGATGCGAAGCTCCCATGTGAGCCAGCACTCAGGTCTAGTCACTGGTTTCCAGTAATCATTCAGGCCGTCGTTGTTGGGGCTGAAGGTGTTTGGGATGAACACGAGTGGGTCTCCACAGTCCTCACCAGCGGGTGAGTCATAGATGCACTCCCCTTCAACCTCACAGTCTTCGCAGTAGTTAAGAGCCAGCGGGTCTTGGCACCCTTGATAGATACACGACCCGTCGTCTTGAGACGCAGCGAAGTTGTAGTTGTATGCGAACATGTCAGTACACCCGTACACGATGGGTGGTGGAGGTGGAGAGCACGCTCCGTTCAGGCTCCACATAATCCACGAGTTCATTACATCAGCGTCTGGATATGGGAAACCTCCTAGCCCAGCGTCTCCATCCAGAGCATCGGAGTCATTGATTTGCCAAACAGAAATGACCAAGCACTCCTCGTAGTACGCCCCACTCTGCATGATGTCTATCCAGCATGCAGCCGTACCGCTACCAAAGGCAGGGACTTCATCGAGTGCGAATGAAATCGTATCCCCCGTTTGAAGGATGTCGTCGCTACCCTGCCCAATGTCAAACCCAGGAAAGTCGAGAGGGAAGATAAGCAGCGCCCAGCCGTTCTCATAGATGCAAGGAAACTCACTGTCGTCCTCTAGTGCAGGATTAAAAGCCAGTCCAAGGAGGAACTCTCCGATAGAGTCGCCAGCCGCAGGAGTACAGTAGCCCCCATTGACAGCAATCGTCATGTCAGTGGAGATAGGATTGAATCCAATAATCTCCATGTCACATATGCCCTGCCCCCAAGAAATTAGTGGGAGCAAAAACCAAATCAACCTTCTCATTGTACAAATACTTTTCTGGTTACGCGCTTCCAACGCAAGATGTATACGCCAGTAGCAAGCTGGTCAAAAGGCTTATCAATCTCCCTGCCAAGGATGTCGTAGATACGTGGTGGTCCTGATGGCCATGAGAACCCGTCGCTGTTCCCGACAACCAAGTCCTTGTATGTGCCGATACTGAAGTCCTGCTCGACTGGGCACGCACCCTGCGATGCGAGCATTTCCAGAAGGTCAAAGACATTCACACTTCCATCGTTGTTGACGTCGTAGTCACAAACACCTTGACACCCATAGTTAGACAGCATAATGAGAACGTCGCCATTGCCTATGGTTCCGCTTCCATCGAAGTCCAATGGGCATTCGGGGAGGGTGTTGCAGAACGATGTCTCCCATACGTCGAAGCTCGCCCCAAACCCCGTCGTAAAAACCGTGTCGCTGCCTACGGTGGCCGTCATACCCTCACCGCCAAAGTCGCAGACCCCGTCGTTGCCGAAGTCAAAGGCGCAGAACCCGTCGCCATTGGAGTCTTCGATGACTACATCGTAGCAATCTTCGTAGATACAGATTTCATACTCGTAGGTGGCTACGCCAAGGGGGTAGTTGCCATCACCAATTAAGACTTCTCCCGAACTGTCGTAGATGACCCAGTCGGTCTCATTGGCCCAGTTGTCTGTTGACACTGTGATGCTCATTAGAGCCCCAGGTGTGGTCTCGATGGGCCAAGAGGCGTAGTCGTTCTCAAGATAATCGTTCTGAGCACCGACCACCTGAACCTCAAACATCTGAGCGCCATCGACATACACATCAGGGAATAACACATCCTGACCAACACCAGGAACTAGGTCAAATACTGGGGCATCATACTGAATGCCGTTGCAGTACAGCTGCACATCCACCATGTCAATCATCTCGCTACCAAAGTTCTTGACCTGAATCCAGATGTCTTGGTTCGGAGTACACCACTGCTGTTGGTATGTTGCAAGCGTAGGTGCTGCGTCGTACTGCATAGGTGGGATGCAGTTCATATTGTCTACAAGTCCAGTGCGTACAGTCTGAAGGCACTCGTGCATACGCTCTGACTGCCCCACAGTAAAGCTGTTTCTGCACGTCTCCTGTGTATAATCCATGAAGTTCTCTACCAGAGCATCAGGGCACGTAGGCAAACTACAGGATGTGTTTGACAGGGTGGGAGGGGTGTCGCAGACCTGGTCGCCCTGCGTCTCGCAGTTCGTCTCCTCGCAGTCGTCGCTGTTTGAGAAGGTGTGCCACAAGGATAGGTGGTGACCAACCTCGTGAACCCCCGTAAGCCCAAGCTCCCTTCCTGGCTTCTGTACCCCAACATTTCCTGTGGCATTGTATAGCACTACCACTCCATCACGGCAGTCTCCCGTAGGCCCGAGGTAGGCGAAGCCTTGGATGCCATTACCCCCGTTGTTGCCGTTGATTTCCGACACCACGTAGTAGTTGATGTACTCGCTAGGGTTCCAGCAACCTACAGCCTCCTTTAGGTCCTCTTGGTCCATAGCGTCAGGGTCGTTGCCATTGGAGATTCCCTCATACAAGTAGTCCTCCCAGATACTCCCGTCGAAGCGAGTAATGCCATCGGTTGGATTGTCCCATGGGTCTCGCGCAGCCATACAGAATTGAATCTTGCTGTCGGCAAACTCTTCGTTGAGGACATCAAGCTGAGAGTATACCTGTGCGTCAGAGATGTTGTTCTCTTCTCCAGCCCCAGTGTGGACGATGTGAAACACAATAGGGATGGTCACTGTGTCTACATCAGCAAGGCTGGGATAGTCACGCTCAACAAGGCCCATTGTTCTTACTCCGTCGGTAAGAAGAGAGCATTCTTGAGCCGTTACGTTGTTGATAATAAGCAGTGTTACTGCAAGCAAGAAGTATCTCATTAGTCAGTTGTTTAACATTGCAAGTTACGAAAAGAAAAGAGGGGCATCTTATGTAGTCGCCCCTCCTATCCGAACCCGAGACGTAAATAATGGCTACGCAGTTCTGTATTTCCAGACCCTGAAAGATTCTATTGACCTCAGGTCATCAAGATAAATCTTAGTCACCACGTCTTTCCTATTGGCCCTTGTATACTTCTTCTTGTAGGCCATGTCCTTACTGTCAACGAGCACATCAGATATGTTTTCGTTACACCATTCAAGAAGCTTGTCTCTATTGACCACGCAGAACCCCCCTTCCTCTGGCATTTCAAATGCTATGATGCTTGCTCTACCACGCATCCACCCGTCTCTTCCATGAACATTCTTGAACTCGCACCATATCTCATCTGGAAGATTGTTTCCCTTGACATCAACAGACCATGTCTTGTTGCCCATGGTCATGTGAAAGTCTATGTGATGGTGGATGTCTGAGCCCTTCGATGATTTTGCTACGTCAAAACCCAGTGCCTCCGCAGCCCGCTTAAATCTCACCTCAGAAACCCTGCCTGTTGTACTTGAGTAGTCTCTTCTTCTGCGTGAAATCACTTGTCGAATGTTATCTTCTTTATGTATCCGTTAAACGCTTGGTCTGCTATGATGTCCCACTCAGGAGCAAGCCAGCCTTCTGCATTGTCATCACCAGATGTGCTGCATGGGGCGGTCCTGAACTTCTTGCCCTCGCACCACACAATCAGTGGCTCAAGGTAAAAGGTGTGAGCGTAATCGCCAATATGCCTACCGTCTGCATCAATGTTCTTCATGATATAGACGAAGATGTCTGCCTCTCCAAGCGAAGAGTATAGGCCACACTTCTCACCCCTTGTCTTTGACCAGTGTTCAAGGAAAAGGTTTGGGCAGTGCTGGTGCTCTTTCATGTGGTAGTAAACCCACGCCTTCTGGTCGTACTTAATCTCGAACCTAGTCCCGTTCTCAATCTCCAGGTCCCAGTACAAGTTCTTGCCCTGCCTCTGGTCGTCAGAGTTTATTACGGTGTGATTGTTGGACACGAGGTAATCCTCGAACATCATCTCACCCTCCTTGCCATACCCAAGAGCCCCCTTAAAATTCGGCTTCATTGTGTTCTTCGCAAGCGGTGGTTATGGTATCAAGCTCTACAGATACGGTGTTCTTGAACGAGCGTACTAGGTCAAGCACTCGCACCCAGTTGGTGTGCGGGTTGCCGCACTCTGTATGCAGTGCTTCGTACAGCTCGGTCGCTTCCCGCTGTATGCTTGAGGTTGATGTGAAATAAATTTCACTGAGAGTTTCTAATTTCACGACGGATTGTTTGGATGGTTTCGTCTACTTGCTTCTTGTTCTTGGGTATGAAGAGCATGTAATCCTCCATACCATTATCAACTAGATATTTCAAGAACATCTTCCACCTGATTGGGAAGGTGTGTTGCGATGGAACATAGCCCTTGGTTTCGATGATGAACTTGTGCTTGTGGGAAACAAAGTCTGGCGTGTACTTCACCTGCAAGACTGCGTTGCCCGTTGCGTTCATCATGTAGTCCTTGGCCTTGGTTGACTTGTAGTATATGCCTGGGTATCTAAACCCATCCTGCACCACAAACGTCTCCCCTTCGTAAACGAAATCAATATCCGCCTCCTTCAACTGGTCGTAACAATAAGTCTCAAGGTTAGACTTTAGCTGCTTACCATCGCGTCGAAGGTTCCTAGTCTTAGCAGTCTTTTTTCTTGGTCGCGTGAGGTTCTTACGTGGCTTCCTCTGCATACGCTAAAGTTTACAAAACATCTGGATGAAAAGCAGACTGTTCACCAACAACTTGTTCACCTAGTGGAGAAAAGAAATCCTGCACTGGCCCCTCTAAGTAGAACGCGCTGTTCGTTTGGTTGAACCTGAAGAACAGTGGCTCTGCAAACGGGGTAGGTGCTCCGCCTGTGTCCGTCTCTCTAACCTTACGAACGTGCATCTCTGTGCAGTACCTAATGTTGGGGTCAACGTGCTGAACCTTGCGGTGCAGGGTAATAAAGCAGTCCGCTCTGTTCACCCACTTACCACCACCTTCTGTGTCCTCTGCGTATGGGGCGCGGGGATATCCGTCAGGGTCTTTCTGTCTCTGTGATTCAGTAACGCTGTGAGCGTTGACCCATATAGCTACACCCAGCCTGTTGCTAAAGGTTAGGAAGTCAGAGGCTGCCTCGTAGTGGTACTCGTGGGAGTTAAGGTGCTTACCCTTCATGCCGTCGATGCGCAAGCTGTTGTAAGGGTCGATGAACAGCCCGTCGATAGCCTTGTTTCTGTGCAGCTTCTCTGCGTACAACAGCACGTCTGTGTAGCTAAGCACCTCATCATTTTTTATTACAACAAAGTGCTTCTTAACCCATTCGTATGCACGCTTCTGTTCTTGATACCTCATGCTGCTGACGTGCTTGTTCAAACAGAACTGCATGAGCTTCATCTTGATAGCAGCCGTACTATTCTCTGCGCTGTAGATAACCCATCGCCACCCGTGGTTCATGCTTGCGCTGACCATAAGGAACAGGGTGAATGTAGTCTTACCGATGTTGCTGTGCCCGTTAATCATAACGAACTCCTTCTTGAACCTAAAGTTCTGGTCGACCCTAGTGTTACCTGTGGACAGGCCAACCTCAATATTCCCCTGTCGATACTGGTCAATCCACAAGAAGTCTGCGTCGTCAGACGAGATGAATGACATGTCGCCATCCTGTAGGAGCATGTCCCTCTTAATCTTCTCCTCATCCTCAATCACCTCCTTAATGGGCATCGTCTTACCGTGGCTGATACCATCTCTGATGGTGCGTCGAGCCAACTCCATGTCCTCTAGGTCGTGCTTCTCAATCTCCCTCTCAAGTACGTAAAACGCTACGTCCTCTTCAATCTTTCCCGCCGCTATGTATCCACCGATAAGGTGTGATGCCCTGATGAGTGTCGCGTGCTTCTCCCCGTCCGAGGCCCTGTTAATCATGCGGGCAGCGATGTTCAGCTTCTCGTAGTCAGTCTTGCTCTGAATGTCGAGGATGTAATCATCGTTGCTTCGCTCACCTATCATGCCAGTGAACACGTCGGATGCGTCCCGCACCACGATGTCGGGGTCCGCAGATTCAAAGCAGGCACGGGATTCGTTGATGCCTGTTGAGTCTACCTCCAAACCATACTGGCTGTCGAAGTACTTCTGAAGACTACGGAAGTGGTCTCTGTGTCGTGACGGTTCGGACACCTCGACCAAGGCCTTTATGCCGTTGCCGCTAGGACTAACCCAACAGCTGCGAACATATTTGTCCGAGCCTATCACAGACTTAGCCCTGTCCACATCAACGTGGTCAAAGTCTAGGACGATAAGCCCGCTGTGTCTCTTCAGCTCGTCGTCCTTGCGGCCACTGAACTCTCCAGAGAACAGGACAATAGGCAGCTTGGTCTTCTCTTTCTTGTCACCCTCTCGGATGCGGTCAATCCTCGTTGTGTGCTTTCCCTCCTTGATGCGTTGAAGTGCTGTCTCCAAACGGATATAGGTTGGTTCCTGCACTTGATGAATGGAAGGGAAGATGGTTACGATTGGGTTGCTCATCTTGTATTGCTAGTTCTAGTAGTATTAAGTATCCAATTAAATCTCTGATGACGTCCTCATCTTCAGTCGCTGAGTCGTAGTTCCTCATGCGCTTGAGCTTATCGTCGATGCGCCCAAGCAGTCCCTCGACAGGGGTTGCCTTGCTGAAGATGTTCAGTGGTTCTAACGCTGAGTCTCCGTACTTATTGTTCTTGCTTATCAAGAACTCTGCGATACTGTCGCACTGAGCTTTGATTCTTTTTGATGCGTTCTCTGACATTGTCGATGGTTGATTGAATGTTGTTGAGTGTGCGTTGCAAAACCTCTAGTTCTGATTCGCTATTGATGTAGTGTCTGTATCTCCCGATGGGGTGCATGTTCATTTCGTTGGCCACCTCCGCGACAATACGAGTACCCTTTTCGTAGCACTCACCGTAGTGCCCGCTGTAGCCTAGGTACATCTCATGATTTTTAATTGCGTGGAGTACCGTGGCGTGGTCCTTGCCGAACATGGAGGCGCACTCAACCCTACCAACGAATGGAGCGATAGCATTAAAGAGTGCGGCGCGGGCCTCTACATTGGGCCGCTTCCTGTTCTTCATCCACCTGCTCTTAGAAGTTCTGCTCAGATGGCCAATGCCAATCTCTTCAAAGTACCTATCTCTTACCTGAGATACAAAGGGGTTTGTATTAATTTTTTTCATGGCTCTATTGTGTTGAGGGCGGAGGGGAATCGAACACCTCCGAGCACCATGCGCCCTGATTCGTTCGGAAGGCGGGACTTGAACCCACATGTGACCAGTTACTCTTTCTACAAGGTATAAGCTTGAGGAGATACTTCCGATAATTGGCCTGTCTTTCCAAGCTGTCAGTCTTTGATATCCATAACGGGCAATGAGTCATCAACCTTGTACCCCGACTTAATCATTCCAAACATCATCTAATCCAATACCATTCATTCGAACAGATGGCTGGCTGACTGGATATCCCACCTCACCCGACAAGGTAGAGTTCTATTGCGCACAAGGGCTAGAATAAATGGGATGTACCCCCGACAGGACTCGAACCTGTAACCGTTTGCTTAGAAGGCAAATGCTCTATCCTGTTGAGCTACGAGGGCATAGGTAGGGTGGCTTTGTTTCCTAAGGCCCAATACTTAGGCCCGTTGCAGGCTCTCCCTGCACACCATGCACCACCCTAGGGTCAGAACGGCATGCCGTCAGCTGACGTTTCAGCTGGGTTTTGAGACTTCCAGGACGCAGGGTCCTCGATAACAGCCCAGGCATTGCCTTTGTTGTTCTGCTCCTTGTTCTTGGTGATGTTCACCTTGATGTAAACGTTGCCCTTCTCAGTGGCGAACTGCTTCATCTGTTCCAACTCAGACAAGCTGAACTTGACCTTGAGTGAGACGTGTGGTTCTACGTATCCTACGTAGTTGTTGTTTGTGTCTTTCGACATGGCTAAAAAATTAAGGGTTTAGTGTATTAACGAAGTCGTTGTACTGATTTCTGAACGCAGGAATCATCATCTTATTGTCCCCATGTACTCGCAAGAACCAAAGCTCATTGCTTGTGCAGTTGAGCGGGGCATGAAGCTCGGTGTAAGGAACGTTCTTGTCGGCGACGAGGTACCTAACCACACTGCACTTGGCATCCCATAGTGGTGTCTGAAACTTAGTGGCCTTGGTCACGTCAGTACCGAAGTACTTGTTGGCTTGCTTGATGATGTCCTCTGTACTCATATCTCTTGGTAATTGTAGTATGCGTCGGAGATAAGTGTGCCGTCAAGGTACTCCTTAATCTTCTCCACTGCTGTGTTAAACTTTCTTTCTCCTGATTCTAATGTTTGTGGAGATGCCTTGTACACACCGACAGCGTAAGGGAAAACCTTTTCTTGGACAACCCAGTAGTACTCATCCACATCAAAGACTCGGCAGTAGATGTAAGCTTGGATGTCGTATCCAAACTTGAATACATCGTACTTGAATCCACTCATGCGTTGGGTGGTCTTGCTGTCGGAGATGTACCCATCCCCCTTGCAGTCTAGGAATCCTCGGACGGGGATGTCATCCCCTTGGATACCCTCGATGAAGTTGTTGAACTCTACTTGGTAGTCCCCGCTCAGGAACTCCTTGCGGACAGGCGTTCTGTCTAGGCGTTCAATCATCTCAATCGCTTGCTTGTAGTCGTTGTCGTTGACAACAACCTTCCCGTCAGTGGTAGCTTGGATAGTTCTCTCCTTCAACCAGTCCTTGTACTTCTTCGTAGCTCTCGGAGATTTACCCCCAATCTCTGCCACAATCTTGTCGTCGTTCATGATAACGAACTCGTCTGCAAATAATTGTGGTTCAAACAAAAGCTTATCGTAGATGGAGCCGAAGCGAAGGGCGTCGCTGTCCTTGCGGATTCGTCCCTGCATGTACATCTCCCATAGCTTGATGTCCTTGAGGGCCTCCTTGCAGGAGGAGTAGGACAAGTATCCCTTGCCCACTCGCTCCGCAAGTTTGTTAGCAAACTCCATCATCAACAAACAGACTTGAGGTAGTCGTTCTGCTTGATGGACATGCGCTTACCATGCTTCTCGTCAACAGCTTGGAATGCCGCCAATCTGTTCTTGCTGTTACGGATATAGTTCTCTAGCTGTTCCATCTCCTCGTCACTCAGACCCGATGACTCTGCCTTCTTTACTGGAGGCTTTGGGGCAGGAGCGGACTTGGCTGTTGGGGCAGTGCGCCCATGGTTGTTGGTTGCATCGCTGTCCTTAGTATCGTCAATGCAGAACAATCCATTGAGGGCATACTTGCGAGCATAGCTAGAAGCTGAACCTGTAATCTGCGATGAGTCCATGCCCTTCTTGTTCTCTTCCTCACGAGCAAACCCCGTGGTCTGAATTGAATGGCCGTCCTTGTTATGCACAACTGCTGTTGCCTTAACGTACACCCGACCACCAACCTCGGTAATCTCATCGGTGATGGTGAGCACAAGGCTATGGCTTTGAAGGTGTGGCTTCACTGCTTCGAGGATGTCCTCGCATGAGCGGTACTTGTATCCTCCGAATTTATTTGTCTGTCCCTTGGGTGCTTTGAGGGAAGACTGAATGGTTGCCATTGATTCTACGATGGCCGCTGGTGTTGTTGTCTGTTCTGACATGATTAATTAATTTGAGATTCTAATTTTATTCCTTGGGTAGGTCTATCTTAAGACCCAATGCCTTCTCGCTTGCTTCGCTTGCTACCATGAGGCTGTGTATGAATACATTTCTTATGATGTACATTGGCAGCCACATTAGAAGACTTACGAGTAGTGCTGTTATGAGTACAATCCAATGCAGTATCTTCATTGAGTTTGGTTTTTAGTGATTGAATCAACAGCTTCTCCTGCTTCTTGATGGAGCGAAGCAGTATCGCTTGGTTGATTTGTTTTACAAAGTTCGGAAGTATTTTGTTGAAAAGCAAGGATGTGTCTGTTAATTTTGTTTAACACGGGGAGGATGACCTGTTGAAACCCCATGTGGTCAAAGGAATCCATAACGTTCTGCATCTCTCATAATTTTTGTGACTTGAATCATGAATCGGTTTGAGATTGCCTGTCCGTTGGTGTTGGACTGCTTCATCAGGTCTATCTTAATCTTGTGGTAGCGCACAATCTTGTCAAACAATCGCGCCTTGTCTTCGAGTGTCATGATGACCTCGTGTGGCAGTTGACCATTCATTACTGCTGATTTGTTTTAGTTAAACACTTGTTTATTTCAATTACAACGTCGTCAGGGATGCTGTTATTGCTCAGGAAGTGGTCGAGGTTGCGGGCCTGACTATTGTACTCCAAATCAGATTTCTCTACACTATTCTCTGCCTCAGCAAGCTTATCTCGGAGCGCCTTGAGACTCTTGCGTGAGCTCTCAGCGGACGCGCGAGAAAAGATGAGTCGCTGAATACGATTGTACATCTCTTTAGCGAGCATGAACGTCATCCCGCTACCCACAACCTTCCACAGAGAACCCAACTCGGATGCCTTTTTGTCAGGTACAACCTGAAGTGATTGGAACTCGGTGTACCCCCTGTACACAACAGAGAATTTCAGCTCTTCAACACTCATCGTCTTGTCCAAAATCTCCTTGAAGGTTTCGTCGGTGATGAACCACTTGTTGTATACTACCTTGTTGGAAGACAGTTGTCCACGCTCACGAAGATGCGTCAGCTCACGCTCGCACCGCTCCACATTGAGGTTGATGAGGTATGGGAATCCGAGGGCAATTTCCTTGAGTGAATCAGCATTTGTAACGTACTCGTAGTCGCCCGCCTTCATTCCGAAGTTGTCACCGAGTTCACCCTTGAGGACTGACAGCTGAAAGTATCCATCGAACTTAAGGACGTATGCGTTGCGGACGGGGCAGTTCAACACTCGTCGCACCCCCTGCGTGCCAACGACATCGAACTTCTTGCCAAAGCTGTCAGCCAAGCGGTAGTCAGCGAGCGTCTTGTCAAGGCTGTCTTGAATAATGTCTGCAACCTCTTGGATATAACGACGAAACCGCAAACCAACGTCAGTATTCATCAGCTTCTCTTGCCATTGCGCATCACGCGCGATACCATATGCCTCCTCTCCGATAATATCTCTTACCATATCATCTGCTTTGGAGCGGAACCTCCACCCGTTGTGCTCCTTGTAGCAGTACAGGTAGAACTTGTAGTCGTCAGACTGAATGTACTTGGTGGCTAGACGATTGGCAGAGGGGAGCTTGTCGACAGCAACCTCGGCTTGTTTGATTTGTTCTTTTGTGTATTCCATTGTGCGTTGTATTGTGTTCTGTTATTAGAACGGATTAGTGTTTGGGATATTGTGTTAACGGATGTTAAGACATCATCTCTGTTACTTTTACTCGGATGACCATGCTCGATGGTCTTCCATCGTTGAATACCATCCAAGTGCGTGCCTCATCCTTTCGGGTGAACAGGGGCGTGCCATCGTAGATTCGGTCGTCTATCTCGTTGTAGACAGTCCAGTAGGTGTCAGTCTTCATCGCTCACGGTTTGAAATTCAACGCCATCGAGCTGATTCTCTGCCTCCGACACGACCTCATCGAGGCACTCTACGAAGTATCGTAGTTCGGTCAGCATATCCTCGGTGGACATTACACGGACGCAGTTCTTAATCTCATAGAACAGGTGGCCGAATTCATCGACAACACGGGCTGTCTCTCGGAGAGATGGGGCGCAGTCCCATCCGTCCTCTGTTGTTTTCTTGATAGTACTCATTGTTCTGAAAGGTTTAATTTCGTTTTATTGCAGAGGTAGTTAAGGTCTGTGCATAGGTCGTGTAGTGCCTGACGTGGGTCAAAGTTGGGGTTGTCACGCTGACACTCTTGGTAGTACTGCATGATTTTCAAGAACTGACCACCGCATGCGGCCAACTCAATCATGGTTGCTGTATCTGACTTAGGCATTGTGTATTGGGGTTAGGGGGTTTATCTTTCTTCGGTGTAGATGACTTCCATCCACGCTCTGTACGAACCTGCGTCTCTGATGTCCGAGATGGCTGTTTGAAGGGCGCTGATAACCTCATCTGTTGGGATGTCGGACTTGTCGTCGTGGTGTACGTGCGTAACCAATTCTAACGTGCTGATGTACTTGGGTCGGGGCATAGTGTATTGGGTTTAAGGGTTTCTACTTATTCAACGTGGGAGGTGTCAGTTTATTGTTTTGCCTTCGTAGTTGTCAGAGATTACTGAGTGCTCTGCTCGCAAGGCGAGTTCTCGTGCCTCTTCGAGGCTGTTGGTGCCGATGCACTGGTCTGGTGCTTCGCCTCCGTGGTACAGGTACACTGCGTACCTCATGTATTGATGCTCTTTCATTGCGCTTGTGTTTAAGGGTTTCTAGTATTAGAACGTATGTGTTCTCGGTTTATTGTGTGAATGAATGTTAAATTCCTAGTTCGTACTTCATGTCAGGGATATCCACAAAGTCTGCCCAAATGGACGCGATGGAGCGTGCTACAAAGTCTGCGAACTCGTCACCCCTATCACCGAGCTCACGATAGTGTGCGTATACGTCGGGTACAACGGATTCGTGGAGCAGGTTGCACGTATCAATGGCAAGCTGTCGGCCACGGATTACTTCTTTGATGGTCAGGCTCATACGTAGTCAAGATTGCAGGTGATGTCACCTTGGTTGTTGAGGTATCCTTGGAGGACGAGGTTACGTGCGCCACGTCCGTAGCTTCCTTGGAGTTGATTCACGAGGCCCGTCTTGATGAGGTTGGAGAACAACACGATGGTGTCTGCGTTGCTCAACTCACCTGACTCAAAGGCCACGATGGTGGTGACGAGGTCACCTTTGGTCTGCTTTCTCTTATTCATTGTCTTCGATTTGTGTTTGTGATTCCTCGATGATTCGGAGTATGTCTCCGAGGTTGTGAAACGGAACGCTGTCCCCTATCACGTCAGTTATCTTTCCCTTGTGGTGCTTGACGAGAGCCATCTCCTGCATCCCGTCACAAATCTCGACCAAGGATATCGCCAAGCTGTCAGACAGGTGCAGTTTTATTTGGCCGCGTTGCGTACCCACAAGGTGGGTCAGGACAACACCAATGCTGTGTGGGTCAAAGGTCATGACTTGTTCTTTGAGAGGTTGAACGTGGATGGCTTGGCGGTCTTGGACAACTGCTCCGCGAGAGACTTGTTGTGTGCCTTGATAGCCGCGTCCTGCATCTTGGCGAGGTCAACGACGATGTTGAAGATGTCTTTGCTGTTCATAGCGTATTGTGTTTAAGGGTTTCTAGTAGTAGAACGCTATCGTTCTTGAGTTATTGTGTCTGAATTGTAAAAAAGTGTTAACGCTTTGGTCTTCCGTATAGACGTTCGAGCATCAGGAACTCACGTCCCAACCACCCCTTGGATGGAGGTCTCCCGTCCTCGTAATGCACGATGTTCTTCCACACCTGAACGAAAGGATAGGCATCTTTCGGGTCTCCCTGCGCAATGTGCTTGTGGATGGCAGAGCACGCGCTGTCGTAGCTTGTGTAGAGTCCGAGCACCTCGTCTCCGTCCTCAATCAAGAATACATGGTTGTATGGCATCACTTCTTCTTTTCTTGTTGTAAAAATTCTCGAATCCGCACAGGGTCAATCGTTCCGTACTGCTTCATCAATCTTGCTTCGCGCTCTCGTCGAGCCGCGTCAACCTGAACCTGAAGGTTCGTTGATAGGGTTGTCCCCTTTGGGTATCTATCCCATATGTTCATGTGTATTGGGTTTAAGGGTTTAGTATTCTCCGTAAAAGTATTCGATAGTCCCGTCCATGTTGACCAATCCTCGACGCGGTGCGTCGTCGGGGTCCACAGCGATTCCGAATTGCGTGTCCTCCTGCGCCATCTTCTTTGCCTCCATGAGGAGTTGGACACAGGCATCGCGGAGTTCGCTATCGGCCATCTGACGGATGTGGTAGCAGAAATCGTTGACCATGACGTGGGTGGTGTCGCCCATCGTGCTGATGTGCTTGGTGTAGCCATCGCTCGTGACGATGGTCTTGCTAATTTTTGGGAGCATGCTCATTGCATTGGGTTTAAGGGGTTTGTAGTTAGTCTTACTTGGTGCCGCCGCTCTCGCTCTTGATGCAGTAGCGTTTAGTGAACCAGTAGTTGCTCATAGTGTGTTGTGTTTAAGGGTTTCTAGTACTATAACGTGGTGGGGAGAACCTTATTGCCCTCCCCGTTGTTAACGAACGTTAATCTCCGAGGATGCAGTCGACAGCTTTCATGGCCTGTGTGCATGCGCTCACGAGGAACTTCTTGTCGTTGCCAATCTTGCTAATCCATCCATTGATGTAGGCCTGTGAGTTCGTGTGGTCAGACTTGGGTTGGATGCCCACGATACCTGTCAGGAACTGCGCACCAACCTCTGCCACCAACTCCTCCTTGCTGTAGTCCTCGTCACCGAACGAGTTCATGTCCACCAAGGTCTTGCGGTTCAACAGCGTCTCGTGGCCTGTGCTGTGCGTCAACTCGTGGAAGAGCACCTTGTAGTAGTCGTCAGGTGACACGAAGGACTCCATCTTCGGCATCTGCACATGGTGCTTCGCAGGCATGTAGTAGGCGCGGTCTCCTCCCTGCTTCAGGGTTGGACGTCCGTTGAACTGCTCGTAGATGGCCTCGGCTCGCTCGATAGGCGTTCCATCGTTCCCTGCCTCGACAGACTTCCGCAATGGCTCGATGTCGTCGCATTGGGCAATGTTGAACACGTTGTAGGAGCGCAGGGAGAACAGCTTCTCGTAGGGCATGCCCACAGGAATCTCAGACTCCTTCTTGTACAGCTTGCCGTCCTCTCCCTTGAAGAAGATGTTCCAAAAGATGACCAAGGCAGACTTCTCTCCCTTGCGCACCTGACCACCAAGCTTCTCTGCCTGCTTGTAGGTCAGCCATTCGTTGTGCTCGTATCCTTTCTCCTCCATCTCTGCGAAGAGGAAGAACACGTTCATGCCCTTGTACGGACGGCCCGTCACTCGGTTGATAGGCGACAGCCCACCGCTACCTTCCCATGGTCGGAACCATGCCATGCCTTTGGCCTTCAATCCATCGAGCACGCGCTCGGTCACCTTGTCATATACGTCTTGCTTCATTGTGTTTGAGTTTCTAGGTAGTCTAACGTCATGTTGAGTCCGATTCGTATGCAGGAGAGCACCAAACTCCAACCTGCGTACATGCCCAAGATGTGGGCGAAGATGTCCATGCTAGTCATCACCCTTCGATTCGTGCCTTGTAGTCGTTGTACAGGTCAGTCAGCATGTCGATGCATGTCTCCTTAGCTCCTCCATTCGGGTTGGGGACGAACCCGTCCTGCACGTTGCAGATGAATCGAGCCATGGACTTGACAGCGCTTGGGCGAACTCCCGCCACGAAGTTCAGCATGGGCAGGAACTTGCTTGGGTTGCCGAGGTAGGAGTTCACGATGAGAACTGCGCTACCAACAGGTTGGGCGGAGATGCGAGCATTGCGCTCGTTGCGGATGTTTGCTTGCTCTTGGGTCATTGTGGTTGGGGTTTGTGGGGAGACGGAGTTGCCTCCCCTTGTTGATAGTGTAACGTTGTCGGTCTCGGGTTATTGTGCCTTGGCTCTCTCGACCATGTCCTCCAAGTGAGATGCCTCCTTTCTGGCTGTGGCGTACATGCGCTTCATGCGCTCGCACTCTGCGCGTTCGATAGCCAACTGCTCGGCCATGGTGCGAACCAAGTTCTGCAACTCGGTTGCTACTTCCTTGATGCTTCTCTGCGTCATGCGCTGAACGTCAGCGATGGTGCAAACGCCATCCTCGTAGCGTTGTTCGTTGCCAATTACGTTGGCCATGTTGCGCAAACGTTGCGCTGAAACGCCTGCCTTCTCGTTGCAGATGTCGATGTACTTTTGCATTTCGCTCATAATGAGTAAGTTATGTGGTTTGTGGCTAGGAATCAGCTCCCGCCTTCTGATACCTATACGTTCTCGTGCTTGGTTTGTTGTGTGCCAAATGCAAAAAAAAGCCAACGTGTCTCGTGCCCCACGTTTGGGGTTTTCCCCTAGACAAGTGAATTGGGGTGAGGGATTGTGCCTGTGGCCTGTGGGTCTCGTCTCTCGTTCGGTTGTTCGGGCTGTGTTGTGTGTGCCTGCAGGAAAGCCAAAAGGCAAAGTCAAAACCTGAAATCCAAAAGCAGGAATCGAAGACCCCCTGGGGTTCGGGATTCGGTTTCGGTTCGGGTTGCCGCTGCATCCTGTATACGTATAATCCCCTGGGTGCGTGGAGCTGACCCATTTTCACGTAGCTTTGCATAAAAATTATACGCCCTAATATGTGTTACGCTCTTCTTGCTGTCACCCTTCTTGCCATTGTATTGCATCACCTGTATCCCAACAAGAACTACTAGTCGTTAACACTCGTTAACACTTATAGAGTACTTGACTTTTCAAAAAAAAAGTAGTACCTTTGCTACATCCTTGAGCGGCAGTCTTAGGGTTACGGACCTTGGGGGTCCTCACCCAGTCAGACTTTTGGGACCATACAGGATACCAAGTCCGCTTAAAGAAAAAAGTATCAAGGGTTAGCTGTATCATGGAAATTAATCCCCACCTGGCCCTTCTTATGGCCGCCACCAACAACACCAGAGGTCAACACACGGCCAGAGGTAGACGCAGAGCTATGGCGAGAGCTATAGATAAGCTGAGCAATAAAGTATCTCCCCCTTCGTTAGATGAGAATGAAGGAACCGATTAACATGTGTGACGTCGTCCTGTATGACGGGAAGACTAAGAGGGAGTACAAGCTGTTCGATGCAATCCTTGTGGGCAACAGCAAAGAGCTAATCTGGAAGAACGAGTATTTCAGGGACAAGCTCATACGGGATATCTTTAGGACGAAGGCCCGCATAGCCACACAACAGCAGAACCTACACCTTATATGTAGGGACATTAAGTTTAAGAAGCTGATAAGCTACTCCACCGTAAAGTGGGGTTGTACTAAATAAGTATATTTGCTGTATGCTCGTATCAAAGAAACCTAAAGGCACACCAGGTACCAGCCGCACGGCGGTAACCAAGCTGTCGTCATCTGCCGTATCTGAGGGAGCGAAGAGAGAAGTGGAGGAGGTTCGCAACTACCTTATGAAGGCTGTACCCGATGCAACACTCGATGAGGACTTCCTCGTTAAGGTTGCCTCCACATGGTCACTGTCGCGTAAGAACCCAACGGTTCTCGATGCCGCTGTTAAGCACCTGCAGAAATGAAAGTATCTAAGAAGCCATCGGGTGTTAGACACCTACTCAGTTATCTCGAAAATCACAAAGGCCCACGTCCAGACTCATCTGTTAAGTCAGAGAAGGAGCTTTTGCTGAAGGAGTACAAAGCTGGCATCATCACTATTGATGAGTACAATAAGGCCCTTGAAAAACTTTCGATGCAGTGAAGACATCTAAGCGCAAAGACAGAGGTAAGCTCAGCGTATCCGAAAAGAAAATTTCGGTCGCGCCTCCAGCGGGGTATCATTGGATGGAGGAGCGGGGTCGGTTCTACCTTATGAAGGGAGACTACAAACCTCACCCTGGCGCTATGAAGGAGGCGGAGTTTAGAGTAGCTTCGCACTCATGAAGAAACAAGTATCTGTTTATGTCAGCAACACCGCAAAGAGAAAGGGTGTTCACGCCAAGACAAAGTCATCCAAGAACAAGCGTAGCAAGCTCTATAAGAAGCGCAACGTGGGTCAGGGCAGGTGACGGAGTCGTTAGTGATAAATAACTATCTTTGAGCCATGCCAGGATATCACAACAGAAAGAAGAAGCTCTACAATATGGGTGGGGCGGTCGAGGAACCTCGCCCGATGGATAAGATTATTTCGTACCTGAAGGTTGGTGGTGGCCACAGATACCCTCGTGAGTTTGAGCAGAAGATGCTGAGAATACAAGAACTATTCGATGCTGGTGAGATTAACGGGTCTCAGATGGCCGAAATGGTTAAATCCGCCAGTCAAGACATCGAGGAGTACACTGGCTCAGATGGCCGCTTACGTGGCTCTTTTATTGAGAACTCAGCGAAGAGAAAGGCGTTGGATGGCCGCGAGCTTATGACAAACAAGATGGGCGATGGAGGCGTCATAAAATATGATGATGGTGGATTGCTCGAAGCACTGAAGAGAGCTAACGCAGCAGGCCGCGATACCGACCCTGGGTTTTTGAGACAAGGTCCAAATCAAACTCCAGTAACCACCGAAGAGGGATTCTTGATTAAGGGCGACCCAAACCCTAACATCAGCAAGCTCAAGGATGTTGTGATGGCGTCTGAAACAACCAATAGGCTTGGGGGCGTGGAGCCTCAGGTTGGATATGTGAAATACGTTAATCCTGGAAAGATGTCCATGGAAAAGCGTGAGCTCCCACGAGAAGAGCCAACAGAAAAGCCTAAGCCAATACTCATCCCACCAGAAAAACCAACCACTCCTCCCAAAGAGATTCCACCAGAAGTTAACTTCAACATGGATACCGACGGGCTTGAAACGTCAGCACTGTTTGACAGAGGTATCGCTCAGTCTGGTATGCGAGGAGAGGGTACGACTGGAGGGTTCAGAGGTGTGCGTAGCGACATCACTAATAACGGACGTCTGATAGAGAGGGGAGAAACAACCAGTGTGGAGGACTTGCCCGAGTACATCAGGGAAGACCCCACCTTTAAGAACCTGCTCGCACAGGCCAACGAGACCAAGTACATGCAGGATATCGGAAGAAGAGAGGGTAAGTACAGCGCCCCAGGTGGGCAGGCAGCCCAAGACCTAGCCGATATCTTGAGCGGCAGGATTACGCTCGATGCGTATAAGGAGCGACAGAACAGAGCGTCTGCCTCGTTTGGATACGGAGGTAAGATGAAGTTCGGAGTAAGTAAGAAAAGAAGAGGGGGCCGCTAAGCCCCCTTCTTTTTTATTGCTGCCCTGCCCGAGCTCGGACTAGTGGCCGAACATAAGGCGCCCGCATAATCTGGTTGCCAGCGGGTTGCTTCAGATTGAAGCCAGGGTCGTTCCATGGCAGCGGTCGACCGAGCGCAACAGCAGTACCAACTGGAACTGAACTTCTGCTAAGGCGTCGTGCCTTTCTTTCTGCCGTGTCTACGAAAGGTGCCCCGATAAGGACGATTGCCAAGAGGCGGATAATGAACTTCTTCATGAGTATGAATTTATTAGATTTGTGGTGTGTTTCTGTCTCTATAACGGAACACATTTCTGGTTATTGTGTAAACGAAAGTTAAAATGGTTCCAAAGAAAAAAGACAAGTCGGACAGCGGAAGGTACTACTTCTTTGGCGCATATCCAGAACAAGCTGTGGCACCCAAGGGGTATGAGTACAACGAGGGACTTAACTTGGTGCCAGAGGGCTGGGATGAATACCACGAGGAGCAAGACAGCATAGACTTGAACCGTATGATTGACCGACAGATGGCAGTAGAGTCATCGTACCTACCAGGCCGCACGTCAAGTGCGGGGGCCACGGGCCTCGGTCAATTCAGACCCATAGCGCAGAAAGAAGTTGTAAGACTTGGTATCATGCCAGAGGGTTGGGACCCTAACGACCCTCAGCAAGCTAGGGATGCTATGTATGGTTACATGGAGAATCTCTACGATAGGGAGTGGGTGCATGCTGGTGATAGCGACCCTATGGTTGCGTATGCTAAGGCAGCCTTCGCGTATAACGCGGGGGAAGGTACGGCTGTCAGCGAGCTCAACCGACTCAAGAAAGAGGGCTACGATATATACAACAGCCTAGACTGGATTAAAGAGATTAACAAAGAGAGCAGAGAGTATATCGAGCAGCTTGCTGGTATGGATACCGAGAAGGGTCGACAGTTCGAGGAGAACTGGCCTACGTTTGATTCTCGCCGCCAGAGGATTTTCGGGGAGCAATCTTAATTACCTCTTCTCCGTGTAGCTTGCGGTAGAACCGCTGGATGATTAGTCTAGCTTTTTGAGTGAGCTGATATCTGGCCTTATATGTGTTCTTGTCATACTTAAGGAATGCCAGCTGTTCCATTGTAACCTTCTCTAGGTCTGTCCTGTAGTATATGCGCTCAATCATATTCCTCTGGCACAAAGGGTTTATGACTCTCTCGTAAAATTTCTTAGGACTCTGATGCAGAGCCTTGGCTATATGGTTCTTTGTAAAGAACTCATAGTCATACATGAACAGCATGGACTCTAGCTCGTTCTCTGTTATGTCGTGCCTACTGCATATATCCCTCTTCGCTAGCTTGTAGTACTTGAGGTAGTTGTGATTCACGTACCTCTCATTAAGCATAGAGAACTCTCGAAACTTCCTGCCCGTATGTGTTCTGCTCATTGAAGTATATTTGTGATGTAAAATTAAAGATATGGCTTCACTTAGCGGAACTCAGATTAAGAACACATACACTGGCTTGTTGAAGACAGAGCTCAATACGGCTATCAGCGCAGCTGACCAAGTAGTAACCGATGGAGCTGGAGGCACTACTGGGTTGTCGCTTTCGTCATCTTCTGTAAAGGCGGCGTCTCTAAAGATTACATCCGTATCTCAAAATCAATCCAGAACAAAGTTCCTGAACTGGGACGCGACCGATGGCGTCATTGGCTTCTACGATTTCACAGATACGGACCCAGAGGTTACCGTTTCTAATACAGCGACTAGCGCTACCGTAACTATTGGTACTAACGCCCTCAATGATTTCACCATTGCGAATGGTACGAATACTACGGTAAACCTTAGTGGCACAACTATTACGATTGACGCTGAACTTACCAGAGCATACTTTGGTGAGAAAATTGACCCAACCTCACCTGGAACAAACTACTCTAAATCAATTTCTTCAGACGACTCAGGCAAGATGTTTACGCTGGCAAATACCAGCCAGGAGGTTGGTCAAGTGCTTTTGCCAGCTGCTGAGGTTGGATTGAGATACAAGTTTGTCGTGGTGAGCGATAACCTGGGTACTTTTGATATTGACACAGACGGTACAGATATTTATTCTGGTGGCATCTTGCTCACCAACTCGGCTACCGACAGAACGGGCAGTTCGTCAATATCCATCCCATACTCTATGCTTAGCCCAGCTGGTACGAATAAGAACCGCATAAGGCTTACTGCAAATACCTCAACTAGTGGAAACAAAGCTGGAACCTGGGTCGAGTTGCATTGTTACGCCACAAACAGGTGGGTAGTTACTGGCAACGCCTATTGCGATGAGACCTATTCATACTTTGCTCCAGGCGGAACTGGCTTGCCTGGCTCTCCGTCGACAACGGATTTCCCAGCTATCTTCACTACGAAGTAATTGTCGTAACTTGATAACATGGACAGTATTCTAAAGAAGACCATGTTCGAGGAGATTGATTCTTGCTTCGAGCAGATTGAGGAGATAGTGGCTAAGTACAATATGTCAGACAACATAGTGTACATGGGTTGCGTGGGGGTATGTGAAGAAGCCTCAGAGGATGTCCATGAGTGGCAGGTTAAGTACACCTGGAATGTAAAAGACGTTAACGAGCTAGACGAGGTGATTCAGCTTCAGGTTGAGGCATTTGCTAAGACACAGGAGCCAGACGACCCCCTCGACTATCTCTTTATGAATTAACATGAACCTAATTAGAAAGATTGTCGTTGGGCCAAATCCCAAGGACGCAATGGCCTATTATGTGGGCATGAGGGCTGGTAAGGGAAAAGTATCAGCCATAGTCGAAGACGAACGAGCTATGTTTAATCACAGCATTCGGAGATACAACGTATTCATCGAGGACGAAGATTCTACCTATATTTGGAAAACGGTTGAGAATCAACCCGTCTTAGTTGAATACGATTGTAATTTTGAATGAAGTCTCTAAACGACTTTATCGTAAGGGTAGAAAAAGCCTTTAACGATACGCTCAACCTCGGCGATAAGGAGATATACCTCGACTCAAAGTGGAATGAGTTTGAGAACAGAATATGTTATGGCGAAATAGTTTGCGCTCCATCAAGGTTTGATACTGGAGCCAAGCCTGGCGACACACTATTCTTTCATCACCACGTAACCACCACCGAGTATTACAAGTTAGACGAAGACCTTTATGTGTCTAGCTTTGGTAGCTTCAGGCCAAACTCGATAGCGTACCGAAGAAAGGAAGACAACGAGATTGTCATGCTTGGTAACTGGCTTTTTGTAGAGCCGTGGGAGGTCGATAAGACAGATAAGGTTACGGATTCTGGAATCATAACTCAGCTCGGTATAAACGTGAAGGACAGGGACGTAGCCAAGGTCGTTACCCCTACAAGCTACCTCAAGGAGCAGGGTGTTGTTAAGGGGTCTATCGTGGGCTTTTCAGCGGATGCCGACTACAAGATGATTCTTGATGACGGTTCCGTTGTTTATAGAATGACTGAAGACCACCTGCTCTATGTCGAAGAAGGCTAACTTCACAACCATTGAAGCCTCGATTAGGCTCATGGAGTCTATGGAGGTTGCAATCAACAACATGATTCAGGAGATTAAGAAGCCTGTCGACCCAGAAGTTAGCGGTAGTGCTAGGAAGGCTGAGCTTCAATCCATTAAACAGACTGCGGTTGATTGTAAGGAACTTATTGTAGAACGGCAAAGGCTAGAGCAGATGGTTAAGGACCTGAAGCAGAACGGTGAGATTGAAGCTAACAAGGACTACTCTGGCGGATTTGCAGAACGCTTCAGTAAATAATGTCACTGGTATACAGAGAGAATGAAGAGGCTCTTATCTCAATTTGCCCCAACGGTACGAAGGGAGAGGTTGTTGAACTTGCGGGGTTATTCATTCTTCTTCCCGCTCAGCCTCCCAAGAAGGAGATTCTTGGATATGAAAAACCAGACGACCTGCAGCTGTGGCAAAGGATTCCTATGCCAGCAGAGTTGTCTAGGATTAAGTCTATGGATGAGTGGTCAGAGATGCCCAAGGAGTTTAGAGAAAAGTTTCATCCATATATCGAAGAGGAGTTTCGCCGTAGGCGTGAGGGTCTTTGGTTTTTCAATAAAGGTATTCCTACATATATTACGGGCAGGCACTACATGATGCTTCAATGGACTAAGCTAGATGTCGGGTATCCTGACTACTTAGCTTTCCAGAGAGACATATTCTTGCACATGGCGGCATGTGAGTCAGACCCTCGTTGTATGGGTCAGCTGTATACTAAGTGTCGGCGTAGTGGCTACACAAATATCTGTTCATCGGTACTCTTAGATGAGGCCACTCAGATAAAAGACAAGCTTCTGGGTATCCAATCCAAAACTGGTAAGGACGCGCAGGAGAACATATTCATGAAGAAGGTGGTGTACATGTTCCGACACTACCCCTTCTTCTTTAAGCCCATTCAGGATGGTACCACTAACCCACGCATGGAGTTGGCTTTTCGCGAGCCGAGTAAGAGAATCACGAAGAACAATAAGACTTCGCAGAAGGGCGAGGCTCTTAATACGGTAATCAACTGGAAGAACACAACCAACAACGCATACGACGGTGAGAAACTCCACATGCTTTACCTCGATGAGGCTGGCAAGTGGGAGAAGCCAACGGATATACGTGAGGCTTGGCGCATTGAAAGAACGTGCCTTATTGTTGGTAGGAAGATTATCGGAAAGGCTTTGGTGGGTTCTACCGTGAACCCTATGGATAAGGGTGGCAGTCAGTTCAAGCAGCTGTGGGATGATTCCGACGTTGCTAAAAGGAATGCTAACGGGAGGACTACGTCTGGCTTGTACCGCATATTTGTCCCCGCATTTGATGCGCTTGAGGGATTCTTCGACAAGTACGGAAACCCCATTGTCGATACGGATAAACCCGTTGAGGCTATGGATGGTGAGTATATGCAGTTTGGTTCTAAGCAGTTCCTTAAGAACGAACGTGACGCAATGAAGCACGACGCAAGAGAGCTAAATGAATTTATTCGTCAATTCCCATTCACCACCGACGAGGCCTTTAGGGATTCTATTGAAGGAAGTCTATTCAACATAGGTAAGATTTACGAGCAGATAGAACACAACGACACCCTGTTCCCCGACCCAGTGGTTCGAGGCAACTTTGTTTGGGCAGGTGGCGTACAAGACACCAAGGTTATATTCAATCCATCTTCACAGGGCAGGTGGTATATATCGTGGATGCCAGACCCAGACAAGAGGAGTGTTCTGCGCGAGGAGCGAGGAAGGAAGGTACCGCCAAATTCAAGTCTTGGTTGCGGGGGTGTTGACTCCTATGACATCGACGCGACGGTAGACTCAAGTAGAGGTTCTAAGGGTGCGTGCCACATATACAACAAGTTCAACATTGACGGAGCTAGTAACATGTTTGTTGCTGAGTATGCCAGCCGCCCACCACTCGCTAAGATATTTTACGAGGACGTCCTTATGGCCGCAGTGTTTTACGGATATCCATTGCTCATAGAGAACAACAAGTACGGTATAGTTAGATACTTTGAGTCTAGGGGATATGATGGCTATGTCATGGATAGACCAGAGCACCTTAGAAACAACACGTCGTCTTCAAATGTTAAAACCAAGGGGATACCATCAAACTCACAGGATGTTATACACGCCCACGCCCAGGCAATAGAAGACTACATACATAACCACGTCGGTTTAGATGAAGAGGGCAACATGGGCAGCATGTACTTTAATAGAACATTGGAGGATTGGATTGGCTTTAAGATTGACAACAGGACAAAGTATGACTTGACAATCAGCGCTGGCTTGGCTTTGCTTGCCGCTCAAAAGTCAAATCCTAAGAAAGCTCCATCTAACTTCGAGGACAAGGTGTTTTTCAGGAGGTACCCCGTCCGCCAATAAGTCATTTCTAGTATTGCTATATTTGCGTGAGCCCAAATAGCAATCAATGACCTCAGGCAACAGAAATCAAAGCAAGTTCCCAAACCCATTAGCACCTCAAGAGGAGAAGGCTACGGACGATTACGGACTGAGATATGCCAAGGCCATCGAAGGTCAATGGGGTAGTGCCGACGACGTAAGCTCTGTTGTAGGGGGGAGGCAGCGTGACTTCGAGAGAAATCGTGACTACGCCAATGGAACGCAAGACACGTCTATCTACAAGCAGATTCTAAACTCTCTCGACCCTAATAACGGCGACGGCACCCTGCTTAATCTCGACTGGAGTCCAGTTCCTATCGTACCTAAGTTCGTTAAGGTTGTCGTAAACAAGGTTCTTTCCCGCAAACCATACCCTTCAGTAGAGGCTATTGACCCAGTTTCGAAAGGTGAGAAGGACGAGAAGAAGGCCCTTATAGAGTCGTCCATAGAAAATAAGTCTATACTTCAGGAGGCTAGAACGATAGGTCTTAAGACAGAGCTAGACCCTTCCGAATTACCAGACTCTACGGAAGAAGCAGAAATCTTTATGGAGCAAAACATAAAGACGAATGCGGAGATTGCTGCTCAGATTGGAACGTCCCTGACCTTAGATTGGAATGATTTCGATGACGGCGTATACAGGCGTTGTGTTGAAGACTTGGTGGTGTGCGGCATGGGTGTTGCCAAAAGAACCAACGACCCAAACTACGGCATCACCATTGAGTATGTGGACCCAGCTAAGTTTGTTCACAGCTACACGGAAGACCCTAATATGTCCGACATCGTATACGGTGGTCACATAAGGCACGTAAGTATTGGTGAGCTCAAGAGACTTGCTGGCGATTCGTTCACGGAAAAAGAGTACGAAGAGATTGCTAACAAGGCTAAGTCCAAGTCATTCAATGACAGCTCGAACTTTAGTTCAAGAACCTTTGACAAGGTGTCTGGTTCTATGCGGTATGGCTATGATGACTACCTTATTGAAATCCTTGACTTTGAGTTTGTTTCCGTTGACTGCGTGTATTACGAGAGCAAGGAATCTAGATTCGGTAACGTAGGTTTTTACTACAAGGGTTTTGATTACAAGACTCCAACGGAATCTGTTTACAATAGGGAGCCTTTTAAGATGGAGGTGGAGACCGTGTATGGTGGAAGCTACCTTATTGGTGCTAACAAAATATTTAATTACGGTGTCAAGAAAAATGTTCCCAAGAACGTTCACGACTTAACTAAGGCTCGCCTATCGTACAGTGTTGCATGTACCAACCTGCGTCGCATGCGGCCCAAATCTATGGTTGGTTCTATTATAGGGTTTGCCGACCAGCTCCAGCTCACACACCTTAAGATTCAACAGGCCATAGCTAAGGCTAAGCCAGACGGAGTTATCGTTGACATTGAGGGATTGGAGAATGTCCAGCTTGGCCGTGGGGGTGAGCTTCAGCCACTGCAGATTCAAGACATCTATGAGCAGACGGGTGTGTTTTACTACAGAAGTAAGAACCCTGACGGCACGGGTCAGCAGCCACCCATCCGCCCAATCGACAATACCATCAGGAACATCCAGCAATACGTCATGCTATACAACCACTACCTGACAATGATTCGGGACGCTAGTGGCGTTAATGAGGTTATGGATGCAAGCACACCAAAGGGAGATGCCTTGGTTGGTGTTCGGCAGCAAGCGCTTGCCGCTGGCAACAATGCGTTGTACGACATCACCAACGCCTCGCTTGTTCTTTACAAGAGGGTTTGTCAGGATGTAGTAAAGTGCCTTCAGATTATACCAACTGATTCTGTCTTGTATCGAGTATACGAGAAGGCTATCGGTAAGTACAACATGGAGACGCTGGCCTCATTCCAAGAGCTGCCTATGTACAACTTTGGCGTGCGTGTTGTTAAGGAGATGAGCGATGAAGACAGAGTGTTTCTTGAGCAAAACATACAGCAGTCACTGGCTCAAAAGGAGATTGACCTTGAGGACGCATTAGCTGTCAGACAGATTAAAGACATAGACCAAGCTCAAAGACTTCTCGTTGTTAGACGAAAGCGTCGTATGGCTGCCGCTAGTAAGGCGCAGCAGCAGAACATGCAGATGCAGCAGCAAATGAATGCTCAGAACCAGCAGATGGCTATGCAGATGCGTAGTCAACAAATACAGATGGAGGCTCAGGTCGAGGCCCAGAAAATCCAGCTTAAGGGGCAGACGGAGATTCAAGTCGCTCAAGCTCTTCATTCATTGAGAAGAGAGATTGAGATGATTCGCGCACAAGCGACCGTGGGTATGCGTTCTACAGAGCAGGAGTTTAGAGAAAAGATTGATATCCTTAAAGAGGATAGAAAGGACTCAAGGGTTGATAAGCAAGCTGCTGCTCAATCAAAGCTTATAGCTCAGCGAAAGGGAGAGCGCCCTGTAATGGATGAGGCGCCCGATGCTCAGGACGATATTATTTCTCAAATTTTGAACAATGGCTAATTCGGTAAATCTTGATACATCAAGTAGGCTTGATATAACGTGCAGGAAGGGAGACACGTTTCGGCTTATACTCACACTTACCGACGCCGCAGGAGAAGCCCTGGATGCCACCACCTATGACTTTAAGATGGAAGTGAGGGACAGTGATACTGCTGCATCTACCGTTGTAGCAGACACCGACGTAACCTACATAAAGGCTAGTGGTCAGCTCACGGTTGTTATAGACGAAGCCAACATGGATATGGATGGCGGCTTATATGTATACGACATCCAGGCATCTAAGAGTGGTGATGTTCAGACATGGCTTCATGGTTTGTTTAAGGTCAATGAAGATGTCACGGTATGAGCGATATTCAAATATCCATAAGGGATACGGCGAATATCTCCGTTGAGGTTCAGGCACGCCCTGGCGGTGTAAGCGCTGTAAACGTACCGTCTGTCCCAGCCATTGATGTTATTCAGAATGGCATCGTAACCTTTACATCTAGTGGTGGCGAGGGAGGGGCGGAGGTTCTAAACGACCTCACTGATGTTAACGCAGGCTCGGGGGGTAAGCAGGGAAACATTCTGTACTACAACACAGCGACGGCTCAGTGGGAAAAGGGAGACTATGATGACATAAGGGGTATACCAACCCTTGCAGCTGTAGCCACCTCTGGAAGCTATAATGACCTCACTGATGTTCCAGCCTCAAGTGATTTTAGCGGGGACTACAACGACCTGACCAACACCCCCGAGCTATTCGATGGAGACTACAACAGTCTGACCAACACGCCTACCATCCCAACGGAACTCAACGACCTTACGGATGTTGACTTTTCTGGCGTCGCGCCAGCTCACGGTCAGATTCTTAAATACGATAGCGGGTCAGGCACATTCAAACCAGCTGACGATGAGTCTTCGCAGGTGACGGGCGGGGAGGGTACTATTGATGAGCTTGACGATATCGGTGACGTCTCCACCGCGACGGCTGGACAGTACGACTACCTTATGTATAACGGCCTTGACTGGATTAACGCTCACCCAAAGATTGACCAGCAGATTGTTGTAAGCAACTCGGACGGGGCTCTTGGCAACGCGGTAGGGCAGACCTATCCTGCGGGGACTGACATCATGACTATCCTGCAGGACATCCTCACGGACTACTACCCCACCAATATAACTCTTACCAATCTCAAGATTCAGTTGCAGGGTACAGATGGTAGTTATGGTTCTACGACAACCACGACTGGTACAACTCAGGAGGTGGGTAGAGGTGTTAAGGTGGTGGGATTCAATTTCACTATCGGTGATAACACGCAGACAGAGGACAACTCTGTAGAATTTCAAACGTCTTCGGGTACGGTGATTGAGTCTGGTCTTTCTGACAGTAGCTTTTCCCCAGACCTTCAAGTAGGAAATATTCAAACTGTCGACCCC